TATTTCATATCATGGCATATTGCCTGAAAATCTGTTTTTGTGATAAGGTTACGAATATTGCTAGTTGACTTAGCAGTAACCAACACTTTATCCATGTGCTCCTCATTCTTGAGAGCATCAAGAATAACTGTCTTATCAATTTCTTCCTGACTCTCAAAATAACCAACTGGATATTTCACTGCCTTGACTTTTGGAGGCAAGATATAACCTTTTTCAATCAACTCAGGAGCAGGCACTTGAATGATAGTTTTGCCAAATGTTTTACCATTCATACCCATGTCAGGGTTCTTGCTGTTCTTAGGTGTAGCAGTAAAGAAATACTTACGATTAGCATACTTTGAGAAATGCTTGACAGCGGGTAAGAAATTACTCTGTACAGCATTATGTGCTTCATCAAAATATATTGTGTCCACCTCAATATCCTGTGCTTCCTCAATTCTGTGAAGTGAGTGATATGTTGTAAAGATCAGAATATGTTTGATAGTATTGTGATACCACCTCTGTATATCTTTAGGTTTAGTAGTTTTGAAATAGTGTGTATCGCCACTATGAACATGAAGTACATCAATACCAACGTTGTGTTTGCCATCAAGATTCTGTTCTAGGAACTCAGAGCACAACTGATTTGCCAATAGTATTCTAGGAGCAACAACCACAATAGTTTGTGGTATTGTTGATCTGAAACGCCAAGCAGCATCTTGTATCATACATAGAGTCTTACCACCGCCAGTAGGCACAAGTATCTTACCCTTTGTTTCCTTTGTCATCAACTGTATGATCTTCTCTTGATGATCTCTCAATTCCATAGTGTTTGTGTCAGTAATCATATTATAATAAAAAATGACCCTAGAATCTAGGGTCATTGTGACAGTTTTAGAACTGTGCTAATAGTTTTTGTGTTTCTGGGTCGAATACCTCTTCAACTCCCTCTATTGTGTGAATCCAATCATCATTTGATTCAGCGATCTCATAGAGATCAATCATTTCATCTTCCATAAAAAAAATAGTTTGTGTTCAAATTTAGTATTACATATTGTGGGCAGTTTGGCAACTATCCAATCGGAGGCGCTCCAGAACCGCCATATTGAGCAGGCACAGCGTCCATATCAAATTTCTTTGATGCTTCTTTTACCTCAACATTTCCCTTTAAATTATTGAGTTCAATAACAAGTGCCTTTATATCATCTTGCTGTTTGAGTAAGGCAGCATGAACCATTGACTCTAATGTTCTCAATCGCTCATCAAGATTGCCAATAGTTTTCATCGCCGCATTTAATTGTTTCTTTAATCTATCCACCTGACCCAACTTAACTTTTGTTAGTGTCTCGGTATCTGATGTAAGTGAATCGTAAACCATGATTTATTCTTTTTAGTTATTTAGTGTGATGTATATTATTTAAGGTAGAGATAACCACCCGCCCAATCACACACGTTATAGAGTCTTGCCCTGTCAACATCATCACTCATATTGAATCTAACGTGTTTGGCGGGTTGCTTCCACCCTGCTGGTTTATATACTTCGCCAGTCTTTTTATCAACAAAAGCATGAACACTAATACTGTCATCAAACTGTCTGTTGACTTGTTTAGTTCTCATACAAACTTTGTAATACTTTCTACCTTTCTCGATAAAAAAACTAATTCTATCTTCCTCGCCTGACTCAATCTTGGTAACTCTCTCCTGTAAATATGGATCAGGTTTTTCAGACATATTTTGATTATGAACAATAGAGCGTAATGAATAATCTCTATACTGTTGTTCAAGAGCACGGCAGAGTTTCTCTGTCCATAGTAGAACTTTTGTTTTGTTTTTTGCTTCGCTTAGTGTTGTCATAATATAGAATAAAAAAAAGAAGTGGAGCAGAGGAACAAACACAAACCCTCTCTCCACATCTTTATAATAGTATATTTACTTTTTAAAGGCAACCCCCATGTGACACTCCCAATAATGTCACACTCTACCTCTTCGCCCTTCGGACTTTGGATATAATGTTATATCCTGTGTTCCGAATCTACCTATTGCTTCCATCTTGGCGTCAGAACCAAAGTTACTCAAACTTTCAAATTCTGTTGATAGTAGTCTGTTGTCTATCTTGACAACCGCTCTCCAAAGTGCCATGATTGTAAGTAATAGGGTGTCGAGAAACAAAATCCAGTGGCCGCCGTCCTCTAATAGGTGCAGGGATAGATTTGTTTCTCATACTATTTATTATAGAGCATCATCATTTATATGGCAACCCCTCTTTTTCATCAAATGCTTTTTTTCTTTCACTTTGATTCAGATTGACACATCGCCACCCATAATCCCCATTAGTAACAATAGTGGGCATAAAGTTCATTGATAACGATATTCTATTATCTCCTATGTTATCGTCATAACCATGATTCAACTGTGATGGGAATATAACTAACTCTCCCTCATTTGATAGGACTTCATTATTTTGATTGTAGTCTGTAATTTTTCCTGTGATAAAATTAAGGGCGGGAGCATTTATGAAATTAGTATCCCTAGTAAAATATGTGGGCACATGATCTCTTGCCATGTCAAAATTGACATAATATATTGCTGACAAATATGAATTGGCATGATGATGTGGGTATTGATAACCACCTTTATCTGAAATGTTTATCCAACTATCTGTAACTTGAACTGCCTCCTGTATATAATCTCCCTTGACTTCCTTAGCATACAACTCTGCCTGTTGTTCACACCAATTTCTAAATCTGCCGTATCTCTCATCATTATGTAATACTGAGTAATGACCAATATGTTTTAATTGATCTGAATTAGCACTATATGTTATTTGATTTACTTTTTGTTCCTCTATCTCCGCCAATACAGTTTCTTTTACCTTGACATGAAATGGGCAAGGTATGATCGCCACTGGCGTAGGTAATACGTTGATAACTTCCATGTTATAAATCGGGATTATCCCATAGTTGCCCTGATCTAAAGGTAGTCATGGCAGTGTGTCTTTCATCTTTAGTTAGTGGTATGACTTCAAAAGAATTAATATATCTAGGCATAAGATTACTGGATATAGTGATTCTATTGTCTGTGTAATTGGTTCTATAACCATGAACACAATTAGCTGGCCATAGTAATAACGAACCTTCTAATCCTACCACCTCATTAACATTATTATACTTGGTATGCTTATGATTAGTCAACATATAAGAGTAGTAATCAGGATATTTTTGACTATCATTAGGGCGATAAAAATAAGTTGGCGAGTGTGACGAATCATCAAAATTAACATAATATAGAGCACACACAGCGGCATTTATATGAAAATGTGGCAGTTGTTTACCACCAGCGTCACACACGTTTATCCAACTGTCTGTCAGTAGAAAATCTGACGTATCATAACCTAATATATTTTTGGCATATATCTCTGCCTGTAATTCTATCCACTCCCTAAACTCTTTATACTTATCATTTGATAACGGCGAGTAGTAATCTAAATGTTCAAGTGATTTGGTGACAGCATCTATTTTCTTATGTTCATATTCATCACCATGAGTTTTAATTTCATCAATCAATAACGACTTAACTCTCTCATGCTCTGGGTACATTACCACACCTAATTTCACTGGTAATATATCAACTACCCTCATGTCCTTTCCCCCATATAGACTCCACAAAGGCAGGGTCTAACATTTCTTGACTACACTGGGAAGTATTAAAACTTACTGTCCACCTATCATGTTCAGTATTATTTGTTCTACTGCCATGCTCTAACCATGATGGAAACAAATATAAATGTTTCTCTTTGATAGGAACATCATAGAAATACATTCCATAAGGTGTTTCTTTTATATTATGAATACACATCATATATGGTTGTAGAGGCGACACCACGAAAAATTTACCAAAATCTCCGTCTGGTAGATCAAGGTAGTATGCTCCACTAATTACACTTGACTCATGCCTGTGTCTCTCTGTGAATCCACCTTTAGGTAAAATATTATACCATGCACCAGTAATCACAACAGGCCAATTACCCATCTTTTCTGTGAAATGATTACAACACTGCTGAAATGTGGTCAACATTGGTTCAGATACCCTGTCTCGCAGGGGATCCCACCCTCCATGTGAACTCACGCCATTGACTGCTAGTGAGTGTGTTTTACTTTTACCATTGGTTTTTATGTGATGATGAAATTCATCTACACCAGGCGCCCCTGTTAAATCATATTCTTCTAATAATGTAGGAAATAAATCCATTTAATTCCACTTACAATAATCTATGTTGAGTACAACTCTTAGGTCAGCATCAGTACATGATGTTCCAGCGTGAAGCAAATCGCCTGGAAATATCACTGCTCTATTTTCTCTTGATTCTACCTTTTGTCCGTCCTCAAAATATGTATATCCGTTGTTATCATTGAAATACAAGACGCATATATGATAGTTTGGCAAATTAGGAAAGGGCGGGTTAGGACTGGCACATGGCCCTGTCACATCAACGTGTAATGGTTTCTCTTGTATGTTTTTTGTTCTAGGTGTAGCATTAAACTTCAATCTGTGTAAAGCAAATGGATTTAATGTAGGAAATATTGGTTTAACTACATTAAACACACTAGATATTGGTTCAGAATCCACATACATGGCGTGTGCAAATTGTGGGCAATTATCATCAGGTTTTACTGAACTAGAACAATAATACCACGGCATACGCCCACCAAAGATATAATCTCTGATGGGCGTAAAAACCTCTGTTGGTAGGAAGTTATCGTAAACTTCTATGCTCATAATTGTACAAGTTCTATCTTGTCGGATTTATTCTTGTTCTCATCATAACAAACTAACTGAGCATTTTCAAAGGTAGTAGTTCCACCTTTCTCAACTCCAGCAGCGTGTGGTGTCTTATGATCTATCACATACTTTTGTCCATCAAAAATATCTGATTGTAGTATCTCTACACCAGTTAGAGCACACTTACCACCCTGCTGTTCCCATAGTGGGAATCTGAAAGATACAGGAAATGCCCTCTTAGAATCTTTCTGAATTAATACATCTTCTTCTAATTCAGGCAATCTGTCTCCATACTTTTCGTGGTAGTTTCCAAAAACAGTATAGACTCCTAATCTCGCCTCTCTGTGGCATAAGTTAGTTGATCTTTGAGTACCAACATAGTCTCTTACGTTGCTTCCTGACTTATCTTCATATAGAATTACGGCAGTCTGTTTCTTCTTACCTGTAACTGGGTCAGTAGTTGTTGTCTTAGCATTTTTTACTTTTAGATAAGTAAGTTCAAACCACTCATACAACTTTCTTTCATTATTGATTTTGTAGTTATGAATATATAACCAATCAATGAACATAAAGAAGTCTGTGAGTGTTGCCTCTGATTTTAACACTTTGTTTTTATCATACTTGACACACATTCTTGCCAAGACTTTTATGACCTCTCGAACACGTTTGTCGTTGTCATACTCTGCCATTAAGTTATCGTAAGCGGCGTCTCTCTCTTTTTTATCAATATTACCTGATCTGGTAACGTGAACAAAGTTAGTAACCACCCACTGTTCATGCTTTCTTCTTAGTTGTGATTTAGTTGTCCAATACTTATCAAAAAATTGTTTAAATTGTACTGGAATATCTCTTACAGAATATGCTAAGTTACATATTATAGAGTTTCTCCACTCTTGATCGTTTAACGCCAATCCACTATTGATTGATCTAAATTCTTCAGATAGTCTTGCGAAGTCGCCATCTTTTATAATATAGACACAAATATTTTGTTGGTCTAAATGATCTCTGACATAAGAAGGCAGTGTACTATACAAGCGATTGTCTTTTTTTGGACTCCAATTTCTGTAACTTTCGTACTTGATGGCAGGAATAGTATGTTCTTTTAAACTGAGAGCAAATTCATCATTCTTGAATCTCTTGCAACCCTTAGTTCTATTGTTGCCATCAACACTAATGTAAGTGAATCCATTATCAAATAAACCTCTGAAATAGATATAATCGTCAGAATCCTCTCCCTTTGTTCTAGCGCAATAGTTCATGCAAGATTCCACATGAGCCAAAACGATTGGCGTAGGAACTGAACCTCTCAAAATTGATCTTATATATTCTCTTCTCTGTTTATCTCCCCATCTTTCTGGCGATTGATAAGATAACTCTAAATAAATTTTTTCTTCTTCTTCTAGTCTAACTAGATTTTCAAAGGTAACAAAGCTATGCTTTGATATAAACTCCTCGCTGTCGAGGTATGGAATGATAGTCATAATTAACTTGAACTGATTTGATGTCGAAGATCCTGAGCAACGCTCACTTTCCAGACGTTATGTTCACTATAATATAGTTTCTTTTAGTTGGCAACCCCTAATCTACAAACATATGAGAACACTTGGGGCAACAGTGAACTTTTTTCTCTTCATACATTTGTTTGTATTCTCTAGGGTGGGATTCTTTGATGATTATTTCATCAAGTTTCTTTACTTGATTTTTCATTCTCTAAAATTTGTAACATTTCGAGAGCACCTTGCACCTTCAAAAACTCTTCTTTCTTGAGTTCAAAATTTCTATTTAATTCTTGTATTTCTGACTGTAACACTTTCGCTCTTGCAGTCAGTTCGTCTTTGTGACTCATAATTTTATTGCTCGCACTTCTATATATTATACCATAATAAATACTATTGGCATGAAAACCGACCAAAATGGATTATAACTCTGAGCAACAGAAAGATTATGAGATAAACTCTAACCCAGAATTACAGAGGAATGAGTTAAACCCTTCTGTGTCAAGAGAGGTCTGTGTTCACAAAAAGGTTTATAAAACTCTTGTAACACTCGGCGACTTTATTTGTTACGTTTGGTTTCACGATAACGACTATGACGATTCAAGGACTGCTGAGGGGTCAAAGAGAATACATATTGTACCTTCTGAGTCAAGAATTGAAGATGAGATAAAAACAAACGAATATTTAAACATCGCCAGTAATGTTTTCTCTGAGGGTGTTGTGTATGTTAATGCGATCTTTAGAAGAAATGGCACTGCCTTTACTGAGAATAAAGATTTAAAAGATTGTGTCAAGTATATGACAGGTGTGGCAGCACACTATAATGCAAGTTCAGATAAGATTGTAGCAATAGATATTGAAGATAACGATAGAATGTATGATGTAACTTACGATACTGCATCAGCAAAAAATTACTCTGATATATCTAATAATGTTCTAGGAGACTTTACCTCTGGGGCAGTGGGTAATGGTAGTTTAGATATATCTAATACCACTCACTTTTCTACTGGAGAAATATCTTTAAGTGATGTCAATACTGCATTTACAAGTGGAACAAGTATAGGTGCATACTACAGAGGCACAGGCGTAGGTAACATTACGGCAAATAATAATGTACCTACAAGTGGCCCAATATCATTCAGTAATTTAAGAAATGCAGTCAGTAAGGTCACTGCGACTGCAAATGGTAATTGGATGCACCTACAGGCAAGATATGAAGTATTTGGAGATAACACTTACACCTCGACTATTACCAAGCAACTAAACATTAGTGGTAACGTGGGTTCGAGTGGTAATGATGAACCAGCAGTTAGATTTAATAGTGGTGGTAATGGTTCAATAACTTTTCAAATCAACAACACAAGTGGTTCTCCTGTGGTCAGGGGATATGCTGGAGAAAAAGGTGTTGGCGGTGGTAATACAGGCGATGGCGGCGACGGTAAAGGAGATGGTGGAGAGAATGGTGGTAAAGGTATGATTGTCTCCTCAACTATATCAATGCCAACAGGTCACTACAATAACAGACTCCGAGGCGGTGGCGGCGGAGGAGGCGGTGGCGGCAAGGGCGGCACTGGCGGTGGCGGTGGTCACTCTGGCGGTAGAAGATGCTCTGGTTGGTTCTGTCACGGTTCTTACCGTGTTTGTAGTAACAATGGAGGCACAGGCGGTAGCGGTGGCAACGGCGGCGGAGGAGGCCGAGGAGCTGGATATTATTGGAATGGTAGTGCTTGGACTGCAAAGAATAGTGGCGAGAGTGGTACAGGAGGAACTGCGGGCAATAATGGAGGAACCAATGCAGGCAAAGGAGGTACAGGAGGCGATGGCGGAAATGGCGGTAATTATGAGTCCAACGCTGAAAATGGAGATACTGGTAATACAGGAAACAACGGCGGAGGTCAACAACAAAGTTGCGGTTCAAATGGTTCTATGACTGGCGTAGCAGGTAAAGCTGGTGGTAGCAAGGGCAACGGAGCATCAAGACACTCTACCAGTAATGGTGCAAGTTTAAATCTAACCTAGTCCGTAAATATATTCCTTACTAATTCCATCAGCTGATGCAGTCATAATTGTGGCACCAAACACAGCGTTGGAATTATGTTCCCATGTAGATAATTCTTCTGTCCAATCAGATATACTCGCTATCCCTGCAACTGAAGCATTGTGTGATTGATGTCTTTCAGTCCATTTTGATATGTTGTCATTAGGCGATGTGCCCTCTGGAGCATCTTTCATAAAATGTGTAGATAGAGAATACCCAATTTGTTTTAATAAACCATTTTCATCACACTCAATAATCATTTCTGGCAAATAGACTTCCGAATTATCATATAACTTATCCTCTATACTATTAGTCAGTCCCATACAACTCTGATATATTTTTGTATTTGATCTAGTCCCAACATATTTGTATATTTCATCAGACACTTTTGCTATGGGACTTTTTACAAGTCCTATTTTTATATGTTTATTAACTCTACTAATATTAATTGTAACCACATCATAATCGCCATCAGTATTATCTAATATATCCAATAACCCTTTCAGTAGATTATTGTTACCTGTAGTTTCTAAAGTTAATTGACATATTGATTCTATTGTAGGAGCAATCAGGGGTATTGGTTCAAAGGATAACAATTCCTCAACCATTACATTGTTTTCAAAATATAAAAACTTAAAGTTCTGTAGATATGGGAATAACTTATTCTCTCCGAGTGAACCATCAAAGTATTGATATTGACCAACACCAGTAGGCACAGGTTGTCTGAACCCATATTTGGTAGCACTGGAACTCTTCCTTATACCACAACCATTATTGTAATCTACAGTAAACAAGTCTGGATAAACTTCTATGATTTCTTTTACCGCATCAACATCAGCACTATTCAATAAGTTGGGGTACTTACCTGAGTTAGATATTGCAGTTAAATTGTCTAAGTCAACCATTGTTTTCCTTTTTGATAACTGAACCAAGTTATAACAGAATACCTCTCGCCTTGGGTGACAGGGGTGATTTCATGTTTGAATAGGTGATTGCTCGGATAAACATGAGCAGAATTTTCACCTGATATGATATTATAGTTTTCCCAGAAACGAATATTACCACCCTCATAATCTCCGTTGATAGCATAAGATGTGGTTACTGAACCAGCATCAGCGTCAACATCAGCATGAGGAGAAAGATACCCGCCTTCTGGATATTTACATAACCAATATCCTGAGTATTTATCGTATATGGCTGCTGGTAAATTATCACCAATATCTCTGTATATGTTAGGCATCATCTTCATGTGTGCCTTATGAATTAAATTAAATATCTCACCATGTCGAGGCTCTATCTCTACCTGAGCCCTCAGTCCATGTAGATTGTAATATGTGTTTGCTGGTGGATTACTTACTTCTGGCCAGTCGAATCCTCTAATGAGTCCGAGCAATCGTTGATGATCGACTGTAGGAAGAACATTCCGATAATGAAAGATGCTGTCCAGTAATCCCACTCTCTCATAATTATGACTCATTGATATTTACGTTTAAGCAATCTGGAAAAATAAATCCCGACATTGATACCCTCGGCACATCTTTATACCAACCTCTCTTAACTATGGCACTGTGCCACATATATGATGGATAGATAATCATTCTGTTAAATTTCATTGGAATGTGATGTTCTTCTTCCCAAACATCGTCAATTAGCATTGTATCATTATCTATCAAATCTTCTGCCTTATCAGAAAAATCATATATCCATTCTTTAAAATTCCAATATTCCTCTGTTCGTTTGAATGGTGTATATACTTTCTCCATATTAGTAAGTCCAGTAGCATTATGCCTAAAGAATGAAGTTCCACCCTGTATGTTTTCTTCTGGATTCAAATACAATACTGTTGCAAACATCGCTGGGTCAACGTGTGGTTGGATAGAAATTCTATGTACATCTCTATCACTGTGCATAGCGTTGACTTGATATGAAACCTGTACATCATTTGGTTCTATATCTGTAAAGTCAGTTAACTTCTGAATCATATGTCCAGTAAGATAACTAAGTTCTGGTAAACTAATATGTAATTTTGATTGATAGCCTGGAAATACCTCCTCTGGATCGCCAGTATTAATATCATTGAATTGCATTGGAAGTTTCTGCACCACACTCTCTAGGAAAGCATGAGGATTTTCCAATACATTATCAATCACAATAATCGGGTGGTTTTCCAACCTAGTCACTTCATAATGTAGGTTATCAGAGACTCTATGAGTCCTATCATCAACAATATTCAGTTGCATAATAACTTTTTAGATATTTATTTTGACTTTAGATTGTCAATTTCTGTCTTGAGTTCTTTGATTGCCTCTATAAGTACAGGAACTAATTTCTCATACTTAACAGTTAGATATTCGTCAGTAGGTCTAACAGCAACAGCCTCTGGGAATACGTCTTGCACCTGTTGTGCAGATACGCCAAGATGTCTGCCGTTATTTAATCCTAGATTCAAACCGATTTCATTGAACTCATATGTAAATCCACTTAACTTACATACCTTAGCGACGGCACCTTCAATCTGTTCGAGATTTGTTTTTAATCTCATGTCAGATGCGAAAGCAGTAATGTCTCCACCCACTGATAGATCAGTACCATCAAATGTAAGATTACTTGATGTTGTAGTACTATCTGCTGATGAGTTGAATAAAACTCTGTTTGCTCCACCAACTACGTTAGTTGCAGTTGTGGCTGTGGTTGCATTACCACTTAATCCACCACTGGCAGAGAATGTTCCTGTGACAGTTAAGTTATTGATACTGTTGTCACCACTCAAGGTGGAGTCGGTTGCAGTCAATCCAGATGGGAAGGCACCTGACCCGCCTTGGAATATACCAGTTGCAGTAATATCTTTGACCTTTGTACTACCTTGAGGGTCTCTGGCCATGATAGATGCACCGCTTGACCAGTTAGTGTCTTGGGTAGATAATCCATCAAGTAAATCAGCATTTAAGTTAATACATTTGGAGGTAGATGCAACCACAAGTGGAGGCACGTTAGTTGCAGTAGATTGGAACTGGAATGACTTGACCTGTCCAGCAGTACCAGCATCAATAGTCATGTTACCACCACTACCAGCACTCAACGCTGTGATGATACCAGTATTAGCACGAATGGTTGGGGCAGTAAGTCCATTACCGCCAGGTGTCATGTTAATTCTCTCTATTGTTGCAGCAAAACCAACAATACAAGTGTAGATACCAGCGTTAGCAAAGATAGTTAATTGTTCTGCTTCGTTGCCTGG